AAGCAGTAGCTGCATAAGAGCTAAAGCTGGCTGCAAGAAATGTTAGAGTGTTACCAACTGCATATCCAGAGCCGGGGGCTGCAAGATCAACATCTACACTACCATCCTCATTAAACTTAAAATTGAATGTTGCACCTGTTCCTGTTCCCGTCTGACTGTCTGCCGCTTCAGTAGGGAAATTAGCAACAGAGGTAGTATATGCATATGGCCGGGTATTGTTGGCTGCAACCCGACAGTCTGTATACCCTGCCGGCTGAACAACCCAAATGAGTTCCTTTACGGGGTGGTTAAAGGTCAGATCAATACGGTTATTTGCTCCTCGGATACCCTTATCTTCATTAAACTGAGTCTGCTCGATGAGATACTCATGACTTGCCTGAGCCATACGACGACGCTCCTCGGTGTCTAGGTAGATGTAGTCAATGTATAGGGCAGCCTGAATGGCCTGAGGAAGAAATTGGATACCTGGCTGATTGCTTACGGCGGGGTTAGTAAAGTTTCCAGCAATCAACTGGGGCTCATTCCATAGAACATTAATCTTTACTTCGTGGTATTGGAGTGCAATAAGAGGAAGTGCAGCGCCTGGGTTCCGAGTAAAGAAGAAGGGCAAAGGAATGTACAAAATGTTCAACTTATTTTGACGACCATCTGTTGCACATCCTGGACCATACGTCAAACGAGTTGCACCCCCACTGTCACAGGGCCCCGAGAGAAGGTTAATAAGTTTTTCGGTCTGAGAAGACTCACTCGTTAGTCTGCCCCATAGAAACATGAACTCAGAATACATGCGGTCAATCAGCTGACCACCAATATCAAGCTCTACATGACGAATCAAATTGTAACCAAGGTAACCTTGGTCATTATTCCAGTAGTAATCAACTGTGCCATCACTATTTCTTGTTCCTGTCCATCCAGCAGGAGCCGGAATTGTTTTTGGCAAAACAACCTCGACGTAGGTTGAGTATAGCAGATCGGCATGACGACCTACCATGGCTGTTTGCTTAGTTCCCCACTGAACCTGACCGGAAAAGTTAATGCGGAAAGGTTCCATAGCAAAGTTGGTATGGCGTTTGAAAAGTCCCTTCCAGAATGTAATCTGCGGATTACCAGAAATGTAAGCATCCTGAGCACCATAGGCAACCAATTGAAGTAAACCACCACCCATTTGTCTTTATATGTTAGTTATACTCATTTTTTCTAACGACGACGGCTGGCGCGACGACGACGAGTCTTGCGACGACCACCCAGAACTGACGCCTCTTCGCCCTTGGGATCTGTTACCGTTGTTCCCATCTGTTCGGTGGGTGAATCAGCCTTTCCAGAATCTCCGAGCGAAACGTCTTTAAGTCCATCGTCATCTGCACCACCCTTCTTGGCCTTGTGCCAAGTTTTCTTGGCCGCCATAATCACCTGCTTGAGACCCTTACCCTTCGCATAGGTGCCCTTCGCCTTCATGTTCTTCATCGTCTTCTTTACATGCGCTAACCACTTATTCGGCATTTTATTTAAACGAACAGATATTATATTACTATCGACTTATCGCCAGTTTTGGGGTTTGAATCATAAATTGGCGAAGTATGAGCCATGGGCTGGAATGAATGTGTAGCAGGGTCGGGCAATACAGGTGTTTTTGCTTCTACCGGTTTATAACGCAATTCTTGTGGTTTCAAGATAACACTTCCTTGCTGGAACTGACCAACGTATAGTTCCATCATAGAATCTAATGACCCATAATTCATCAAGTTCCATTGGCAACCATATGAGAATAATATGGTTGGATTATTGTTTTTCAAGTCGGGTGTAGCATTTGGAACAACCATCGTAATGTTTGTGCGATTTGAGTTGATGAGTTCATCGTGATCGTATGGTTGAGAAGCCTGCATATAGGTTAGTCTACGCAAATTAGATGAATTCCAAGATAAGTTTACAAGTTCCTCTATATTAGTGCCTGAAATAGACCCACCCGAAACAATGATGAGTTTTCCAGCAAAACTACAAATTGGTTCTTGGGCTATATTTTTGGAACCTTGACCTTTAAAGGCATACTCTGAATGAAGCAAATAGCGTGCGCAAGTATTCTTTAAGATTTGAGCAGTAGCATCCATAACGTTGCGTTTATCGGTATGAAACACCAAACTCAGAATGAATGGATCACTTGAAAGAGGAGTATCAACTTTATTAAATGCTGAATTGGCTATTGCTACACAACATGATTCGAAGTCTACAGAATTTTTTGAGTAATCGTAACCAAGTGCTTCATTCTTTAACCCTACAATAGGCTTATCGTTATCTCCAGCATAAATATCTAATTCTATCAATCTAGCCCCTGCTTTAATAGCCAGCGTAAGAACACTATCAGATACGAAGTCATATACTTGCGAACTTGGGAAAACAGAATATGCTGACGATGCGATATAGTAATCACACAGTTTAGTATTGTCACTTGTTGGGCAACCCAAGGGTGTAAGAGCCGTCACTTTAGGATATGTTCCAAATGTAGTATTCGCCAATGCCTTTATAGTTGCTGGATTGCCTCTTAAAGTAGACCATAGCGGGACAAGTATAAAGAACAATGCGGCTATAATAGCCATGGCTGTTAAAATTGTATACTTGTGTTGCTCTAGCCAACTAATAGGTTGTTCCATCTTATTATTTACCATTGCTAAAAAGTAGTCTACGAAATACGTTTATGACATCGTCGGGAATTCTGTCTTCCATAGAGATTTCATTCAAGCAAGCGTAATGAAAATATAGACAATACATACCACACTCTGAATCCTTGTATTGATGCCTTGTGCCGTTGTATGTTGTTAGCATAGGTTTATCATGAACACCTGTTGAATCCCACTCGTCTGCCCAACGCTTCATTAGGCGTTGTATTTCTTTTTCTGGTTTTGCCGAATATGAATCAAAAAATGTTACGCGTGGTTGTTCTAGTTCAGGACGAATATCGCAAAATAATGCCATCCAATGTTCTCCTGGTCCTGTGCTGACATCAGTATTAAAGACAATACCAATTTGCGTTTTCCCTTTGCGGTATAGATCTCTGAGATTTGTGGAACACAAGGCATCTACTAAGCATTTCCCAGTAGGAGATTTCAGATCAAAATCAATTGGGATACAACCCAAAAACTTATAGGATGCAAACAGTTTCTCGAATTCTTTTTCGACTTGTTCAATGTCAACGGAAGAAAGCCATTCGGTTGGTTTTACTACCCATGAATCAGGAGCCTTAGGACGAGTAAGCATATGAGCTATAATACATTCAGTTGTTCCTGATTTACATTTGGAGTGAAATCGGTTTGACAACAAATTCCAGATTTGTTCGGGTGTTCCATCGGGAATGGGTTGTTCTTTGGGATGTTCAGAATTATATACTTTTCGGAGATGTCTGATTTCGTCTTCTCCGAACATTTGTATTAAAAACGGATTCTAAATTTACAGGAAAAGAGTCATCAGTTATCTAATAGACATACAGTGCTGTTTGGATGAAAATACTTCATAAAGGTTCATTATGCTTGGTTGGTAGCCACATAAAGAAAGGTTGTATAGAAATTCAGAAAAGCGATAATGCATATAAGAGAGCTCGAGCAGACACGAAGCTGCCACCTGTTAAGTGGTGGCAACCGACTCTGATATGGAGATGACATAGGTCATTACAGTTTTGTGCAGAATGAGGCACAGACCTTTTAGACAGCAAATCTAAAAGAAGGAAAGAATAGTATAGTGAAATAGACTTAAATGTCTCTGAAGCTCAGAAGCATTATTATATTGTTCGTGGACATGGCAAAAGTCATGACATATTCACAAGCGTACACGGCTTGGGGAAGGGAAAATCAGATTAACAGTCTGATATGTTGGCAGACATTGAAAAAAGGAGATAGTTTGACTATCACTGTAAAACGCGTGGGAGGGGCGTTTACAAACCAAAGATATTTACCAAGTATTTTTGGTTAAAATGGATTTTTATTGCGCATATTCTGACTATCAAACAGCATGGAGGAATTCCAAAGGCTAAGCGATTTGCTAACTCAGCAACTTACTGATGCTGATGAAACCGTCAAGCGTTTGATAGAAGTTGTTAAATCATTGATCGAACAACCAGAAACTCGCAAACGGCCAAAAACCTGCCAAGGCTGCGAAGAAGACCAACCAAACCAAATGGCTCATTATGGAGGATGT